TCTTTATTAAAATTACTCGGCGATTCTAAATAATCTACTAAACATAGATAATAATACGGTAAATAATGGTAAGAGAATAAAACCACTTGCCCAATTGATGGATCTTCAGATATCATTTTTGCGGCCGCCAATTTATAAGCATTATTGAATAATTCGTTATCTTTGGTATTCGAGAAAATATCGTCCATAAGCTTTACGCCGGCAGCGTCATCGTAAGATATCTCGTCTTCTGTTTCTTCATCTAACTCCTCCTGCATCTTTATAGCGTTTATTTTTTCCGCATAGTTTGCGGGGTTCATATTAAACAGTTCTCTTAAACATTGACGATACCCTTTATTATCAGTATACTCGATTTTTTTACTATTCAAGTAATCAAACAGTTCCATAATGAATACAATTATTATAAGATTTTTATATTTATTTCAAAGTAAATATAAAAGAGATGTTTTAATATTAATAATTCGTTATACTGAGTAAAGGGAATCGTAGGTTCCATTCTTAATATGAGCCGCTAGGACGGTTATTCTTCTTAAAATCCTCATCAGCTGACATATTGCGTGTCAATACCCCTCCTCTCACCCATCCGCTCATAGCTACTTCCTGAACCGTATTCGCAGGATTGTTTACATATTCTTGCATCTTAGAATCTAAAGGATACAATGAATAATTAGAAAACGATTTGTCCATAATAGTGGAAACACTCTTCTTATCACTAACTACTTCTCCAATTTGTAATTGAGATTCTAAAGTAGGGTCGCAACTTCCCCTTCCTAAATAAGGTATAGTTAAAAAAGGGCGTTCTACTAAACTTAACTTCTCCAAAGGACGTTCGTTCTCTGACCCATAAGTTAATTTAGAATCTACATCAACTAAATATCCATTTAAACCAGCACCCAACATGCTTCCGCTAAACATAATAGTTGGCATTTGTGTGGCGAATTGGACATGCCCATCAGATACATTTTGGCTAAAATAATTTGATAATGTCCACGATGCAAATTTAGTATTAGATACATTTCTCTGAGTTTCATCGATAGAATCTTGGCCAAGATGGCCCATGTTGTTAAACATATAATTATGTGCAAAAGCCATTTTATTAATTTTATATTATAGGTAGAGAAGGAAAATTCAAAACAAATAAATTTATTAATTTATTTGTTTAATCTAAATATAATTGCTTAATATATTGAGTAGTGCGATGTATTGCGGGCACAAGCAAAATTATTCCCTTCTTTGCAAGATATCATGCTACCGTAACAGAATTCTGCGAAAGCCCCTTGATCATTGGGTATAGTAGTATTAGGATTTGAATTAAATTGACGTAATGACTGTTCGAATACTAATTCGTCTCCTAAACTTTTGAATAATTTATCAGCAATATCTGGTTGATCTGGGTGAGAATCTATAACAAATTGTTTAGCGTCGGTCAAAATTTTATTGTTAATATTAGCATTAAATGATGGTGGCGCTGGCTTCTTATTCGGATTATAATCGTAATCTGTCATTAATACATTAGAAAAAGGATTGCTTGAATCAGATTCATGAAAAATATCCTGTCTTATTGGTATCTGTTTACTAGCAAGATGATCATGTGCTGGTCCGCTATCAAACCCTTCCTTATTTAATTTTTTAACATCTACTTTCTCTTTTTCAATTACGTGATAATAGTGCATAAGAAAAACAACACCAATAGTTATTAAACCAATGATAATTATTCTGAGGTTCTTTGAAAATATAAATGCTAAAATAGTTAATACGATTACTGTTCTAGTAATTGCGTTTAACTTCTGTTCGTATGACATTACGTCTACAGGAAAAAATTCGAATATATACTTTTGGTCAAGCAGAATATTAGGATTTTCTGACCAAAATGGTATAGAATCTCTTTTTTTATCTAGTTCTTCAGTTACCATTGGTTCAATCTTATTAAATGATAAATCTGTTTCTAACTTATCTGGTTTCTCTTGATTCATAATAATATTATATATATGTTTATTATATATTATTGTTAATAATAACACTAAATAGAATTGTTATTATTTTTACTAAATAATATTTTTATATTTCGATCTGCCGTTTAATGCATTTATTATCTATTTGAAGAGTTTCACATTTAGTATCATGTGGGACTATTTTTAAAATACATTTAGATTTTTCTCCATATAATGGAACAGTACAACCTTTCTCTTTTTTTGCAGTTTTTCTTTTTATTAATTTAATACTTTCGTTGGTTAATTTCCTATATGATTTCGCACATCTAGCTCTAAAATGTTCATACCTTTCTCTAACATCTTCGTATGATAAACCGGAATTTTTTTTTAACATTGTGTTTATAACTTCGTGTAAATCATAAACGTACCTTGAAAATGTTTCTCGTGATTCCATATTCGACATAGTTAATGGTAACTTCTTAAAATTTTTTTTTAAGTTTTTTCTACATTTACCGCAAGGTAAAACATATTGTAAACTTATAATAAAATCAAAATAATGTTTCTTATCTTCTTTGGATGGACTAACTGGATAATTAAAACTCATTGTGTGTAAATAATGCCACATACCCGGTCCCCATACTGTAGTTAACATACCATCATTGCTTCTATAATCGTTTATCGAATAGACACTATTTTTATTATTTTTTTTGGTTCTATTATTCTTCATGGTAAAGCCCTTTTATAATATATTTATAAAATAAATTTACTAAAACTATTTAGCAAATTCGCTTATATTATTAAATGAAAAATATATATGTACTATATAGAAAATGGCTAATCTTATTCAGGTCCTTACTAATTTAATACGTCCATATTACTATTATATTATTATAGCAGTCGTTTTAATAATTTTCACGGTTGTTGCTTATTATGGATATAATAGATTTATAAGTCAAGAAAAAAACAGGTTTAAAGATGTTGCCAACGCTAATCGTCGTAGCAAAGAAACAGTGATTTATTTCTTCCATGTTGATTGGTGTCCTCATTGCAAAAAAGCTCTTCCTGAATGGAGAAACTTCCAAACTATTTATGACGGAAAAGAGATTAACGGATATAAATTAAAATGTCAGGATGTTGATTGCACGAGTGAAACTAGTGACATAACTGATTTTATAAACACGTATAAAATAGATTCGTATCCAACAGTCAAATTAATCCGCGACGGTAATACAGTTGACTTTGATTCTAAGATTACTAAAGGTTCATTAGAGCAATTTGTAAACACTATGTTAAACTAGTTTTACCTTTAGCTACATCTACTCCAATATTAATGTGTGTTATTCTGTCTTCTGCACTATTTACAAAAGAATAAATATTATATATTGACGTCGGATCAGATTCGATTACATATTCATTTTTAATATAAATTTCTTTATCTATGGAAAACATCCTCGACGATACATTGTTTATTATTATCATTATAAAATCTAATAATGATGATGAATCTGATAATGTGTTTTTAGATTTATCTTTATTTATTCTTCGAATACCTAATATTTCATTAACATCAGCTCCGTTTTTAATACAATATTCTAATGGATAACTTGAAATAAATCCTCCGTCGCAATAACATTCATCGTCTTTTAAAAAAGGTGAAAATATAACCGGCAAACAAGCAGAACAATAAACTACTTCGATTAATTTCCAATCAGGATGAGTTTTATAAGAAATATCCACTAAGTTATAACCAATTAATTCTGTTGCAAAAACGTGCAATTCTATGTTTGTTAATTCATAGAATTCTTTCATGGTGACATTTATTGGAATATCTTTCCCTTTAAATAAGGGCAAAAACGTATCTTCTATAACTTTAATATTAAATATTCCTCGTTTCTGGTAAGAATCAATTAAAGAATACATATTGAACTTATAAATATTGTTCCATGGCCTTTTTATCAAATAATCGTCTATCGTTTCCCAATCATAGTTTAATGCAATTATAACCCCTAACATTGCGCCAATAGATGTGCCGTGAATAGTTTTAATGTTCTCAAACTTCCATAATCCAGTCCGATTAGTTTCCTTTAATACTCCATAATAAGACAATCCAGTAGGTCCTCCACCAGAAATTACTATATGCTTTATTACAGATTCCATAAATAAAATACGTTATTTTTTCTATATTTTTTCTTTACTCAATATATTAGAATAGAATGTCATGTTTTTTAACAGTTGATGATGAAGAAGTAAATGGAAAAATAAGTATTGATGAATTGTATGAAAGAAAACAACAGAAAGATTTAAAACAACTTGCGATTTTTAATAAAATTCTTAATCGTGTTCACCGTCGTATCAAATTTATTTCTAAAAATAAAATCAACGATAAACATATTTGGTTTACTGTTCCTGAATATATTTTCGGAGAACCTATTTATGATCAGGGAGATTGTATAGGTTATTTAGTTAAAAATTTATATGACAACGGGTTTGATGTTCGATATGTGCATCCTAACACACTATTTGTGTCGTGGGCTAATTGGGTGCCTTCTTATGTACGAAGTGAAATTAAAAAGAAAACAGGAAAAATAATCGACGAGAAAGGAAACGTAATAGAAAGCGAAGAAGGCAATAATAATGATGACCCAAATTCTAAAATGTTTAATGATAAGAACAATCCTACCGGAAAAGAAAAGAAAGAATATAAACCAATTAATCAATATAAACCTACTGGAAACTTAGTGTACAATCCTGAGATGTTTGAGAAGTTAGAAAAGAAGGTTACATTCTAATAAACCTTCCTGTATTATTAAATTAAAAACATTAATATTTTGATGTAGGAGGGTTTCGAAGGGACCGACCTGCGCAGGTCAGTTCCCTTCAGAAAAATTGATTTTAAATAATAAGATAAATACATTATTATAGTAGTTATAATAATGATATCAAATCAAAGGTTTTACATTAAGTTAAAACCACAACAAAGTTTATCTACAGAAAATGTAATTATGGCCGACAATGACTCTTTTGCGGCTACTATACAGTTGAGTGAGAAACCAGGTTATCATTCAAAAACTAAAAAAAAGAAGGTTGAGTTATCTAGTTTAGACAAATCGAAGTTATGGGATATTTTCGATGCCGATAAACATAGCATAGATAACAATCAAACCGGTATAGAATGTGTCTATCCTGAATTAAAAAACGCTGATCTTTGCAATCTGTGCGATTCACCGCTTATGATTATGGATAACGGATTCCCCACATGCATAAATACAGATTGTGGCCTTATCTATAAAGATACTTTAGATTATTCTCCAGAGTGGAGATTTTATGGCGCAGATGATAAAAATGCTAACGACCCGACACGTTGTGGCAACGCTATCAACCCTCTTTTAGTAGAATCTTCTTTTGGTTGCAAAGTTTTATGCAATACTAAATCTTCTTATGAGATGAAAAAGATTCGTAAATGGACAGAGTGGCAATCTATGCCACATAAAGAAAAATCTTTATATGATGAATTTCAATTCATTACCACAATGGCTCAGAATGCTGGAATACCTCGTATATTTATCGACTACGCAATGACTATACATAAAGATATATCCGAACAAAAAATGTTTCGAGGAATTAATCGCGACGGTATTAAAGCAGCATCTATTTATATTTCTTGTAGATTAAATGGTTGTCCTAGAACAGCACATGAGATCGCTGAAGTATTTAAACTAGATAAAACTAGTGCAACAACGGGATGCTCTATGGCAGTTAATATACTGCATAATATCGAGAGAAATGTCGAACCATCACAACAGACAGAGTTAGGCATTACTATGCCTAGTTCTTTCATTGAGAGATACTGTAGCAAATTAAATTTTAACCAAGAACTTACTATGTTGTCTAAGTTTATTGCTAACAAAATAGAAAAGAATAATATCATTACGGACAATATTCCGCATGCTATTGCTGCTGGAATAGTATATTTTATAGCTCAGAGTTGTAAACAGAATATTACTAAGCAGGACATTAAAGTTGTTTCTGGGGTTAGTGAAGTAACAATAAATAAATGTTTTAAAAAACTAGAAGTTCTTCGAGATACTTTGTTGCCATCTGCGATTTTAAGCAAATATGCATAAATTAATATTTTAGGGAATGCTTGATTATTTTTTTTGGGTGTATATTTTATATGGAAGAACAACCAGTTGATAAAGAATCTATCGATTTAGCTGCCGCTGATAAAGCTGCCGTTGAAAAAGCGTTGGCAGTAGCTGAAGCTGAGCGTGTTGCTGCTGAGAAGGCAGCATCTGAAAAAGCTGAAGCTGAGAAGGCAGCCACTGAGAAGGCAGCAGCTGAGAAGGCAGCCACTGAGAAAGCTGAAGCTGAGCGTCTTGCAGCTGAGAAGGCAGCAGCTGAGAAGGCAGCCGCTGAAAAAGCTGAAGCTGAGAAGGCAGCCACTGAGAAGGCAGCAGCTGAGCGTCTTGCCGCTGAAAAAGCAGTAGCTGAAAAAGCTGAAGCTGAGCGTCTTGCCGCTGAAAAAGCAGCCGCAGAAAAAGTTGAAGCTGAGCGTCTTGCCGCTGAAAAAGCAGCCGCTGAAAAAGCTGAAGCTGAACGTCTTGCCGCTGAAAAAGCAGCCGCTGAAAAAGCTGAAGCTGAACGTCTTGCAGCAGATAAGGCAGCAGCTGAAGCTGAGCGTGTTGCTGCTGAGAAGGTAGTAGCTGAAGCTGAACGTGTTGCCGCTGAAAAAGCAGCCACTGAAGAAGCTGAACGCATCGCAGCAACAATCGATAACGAACCTATACACCCAGTCAAAGATCTTATTAATGAGATAGAAGGAAAAATAGCATCGCAAGATAATAATGTTACAATCACTGAAGTAGTTCCTAAAATAATATTTATTGTTCCCTACAGAGATAGAGAAACGCAGCGAAAGAATTTTAATAATATAATGCCAACTATATTAGAAGATATTCCGACAACAGATTATAAAATCTATTTTATTCAACAATGCGATGCACGTGATTTCAACAGAGGCGCTATTAAAAATATTGGGTTTTTAGCTATGAAAGAGAAGTATCCAGACGACTACAAAAATATTACTTTTGTTTTTAATGATGTAGATACGCTACCTCGCGAAAAAAATATTATAGATTATAATACTGAAGTTGGGAATATAAAGCATTATTATGGGCACACTAACACACTTGGTGGAATTGTTTCTATTAAAGGATCCGATTTCGAAAAAACATTAGGATATCCTAATTTTTGGTCATGGGGTTATGAGGATAATATGTTACAAATACGTGCCATTCAAAACAACATAAATATTGATAGAACTCAATTCTATAAAGTTGGTGACCCAAATATTCTTCATTTAAATGATAGCCCTCTAAGAATTATTAACCAAAACGAATTCAATAGATACATTAGTATCACCAAAGAAGGGTTCGCATCAATTACTAATTTAAATTATACTATCGATGAAAATAAAGGATTTATTAACGTAACCAAATTCGATACTGGAGTAGTTAATGATAAATCTAAGAATAAAATATACGACTTAAGAAATGGAAGCAAGCCGTTTAATATTCCATCGACACAATTAAATGGAGGAAGAAGATCATCGTTTATGGGTATGCGATTTTAGATATTTTACTTCTTTGAATAAAAAGACGTAAAATTATATATAATTCTCATTCACTTCAATTAATTTAAATGTAAGACCAATCCCATCGTAAGTTTCCCAAACGCCAGATATTTTTATTATATATTGAATTGATTTTTTCCCATTGTCAACCCCGTTTAATTCTTTATATAATTTCATGCTACCATAATACATCTGTTTAGATAAAAGATTAACATTCTTACTTTTGCAGTTAAACGTAGTTTTATAATATTCCAATATACGTTGTTCTATTTTTGAAAATTCTTGTATCATAGATAAGTTATTGCTTTGATAAGGGTTGAACTTAATAAAATTTTTCTCAATGCAATTTTTAATAATTGGGAACAAAATATATAGTCCATTCATAGTAAAAAATTCATTTGAGTATAATATCTTAGTAAAACTGCCATCCATAATAACATTCTGTTTCTTTTCTGAAAAAACAACGTTTGTTAACGATATATTTTGTAAATCTATACTTATATTCATGTCGCTACATTTAGTAGAAAAATTATATTTATTTCATTTTTAACCATAAATATAATTATATTTATCTATCTCTTATATTTTATTCCGCCAGAAATCGATGTTTCAGTGCAATTCCTTTGCTCTTTTGAAGAAAAATTTGGATAAGATATGTTAGGATACCCTATTTTGTTTTTCATTGTATAAGGATTCTCTGATACTCCATAAGCTAATGCATTCCCTATATTTGATCCGTACACACTTGTGTAATTAGAGTTGTAAATATTACCACTAGATTTATATGCAACAGAATTAACAGTATCGTATTTTATACGCGTTATTAATGAACTGCTAGTAACAGCACCTTGTTGAGCAAACTTAGAATTACTTGGTTTATAATAAATTTTCTTATAAACAGGATAAAACCCAGGGCTTAAATTAGATGTAATAGTTTGAACTGTAGTGTAGGTCTGTGTGTTATTGTCAGGATTAGAAGTTATAGGGACTTGAGGAAGTAGTAACGGAAACGTTAATGCAGAAACACCCAACGCTGCTAATAATGCATTGTTGTTTAATTTAACTCCAGGAACTAAAGAAGTTCTAGCGCCTTTATTCGGAGGCGAGATATTAGTTCCAAAATCCGTATGCGTCCATGTTTCACTCGCGTGAATATCACAAGAGTATTCGCTCGCTGGAAATTCTACATTGTCATATGGAGTAAACTGAAATAATATCCTATTATTTGCATCATTATAAATAATATTTATTAAAAATACTTTAGAGCCGTTTGATTTTTTTATTAAGAAGTGATAATTTTCTGACATTGCAACTTGGAACACTCCTTTAAAATCATCTACTGTGTAATACCCCTTAGGAATAAATACTTCATAATACTGCCCATCAACCCATTGGTAACTAAAATTGCAATCTGACACAAGGTTATATTTAGGGCATGTTGTAATTCCTGTAGGTGAATAAATATTCGCTGCAGCTAGTCCTGGACCAGGTTTTAATAATGGATCACCGACTCGAATATAATAGTACTGGTTTTGTTGAAACGTTTTATTTCTACTTACTAAATACTGATTACTATTTGTATAGTATTTTGAACTATTATTAGAAGGGTTATATGATTTCTTTATCATACCGCTGCTTCTACACCGACGTTTAGCGTTTGCACTTGGCGATAAGAAAACCGAACATGTACCTGGTTTTTCACATTTATTATTCGATAATGTATCATCTAATGTATTTGCTAAACCATTTTTTTCTGTAGAACTGCTATTTATTATAGATCCATTTGGTCTGTTAAACTCATCTATACTTAAAGATGCACGATATGGGCAACTATCAGTATTAAACGGATTTGCTATTTCCCTACGATAGATTTTTAAGGGGGGTGATAAAAACAAATTTCTATTATTTGTTGTAGATGTTGCGAAATTACCTGGATTTTTCTTAATAGATGAAGTAATTTGCGTAAGCGTCTTACCTTTCCAAGAAATTA